TCAAGACTCCTGATCAATTTTGGCCTGCGTGTTTTTATTCATCACGCGCCCAACCACATAGGTAATGACCATGGCTGCAATACTGGCTACGGATGCTTCGTTGAGGTTCAATCCCAGCTCTGCTGTTCCTGCAACAATGATAGTACCAAGAAGTGTTGCCCAAAATTCGGTGGTTTTAATGCCTGCTTTCATATTATGTCTCCTGTTTAAGTTTATGCATAAGCTCGTTTCAACCAGCCCTTAAGAAATTTAGCTTTTCTAGGTTGAGTGGCTGCGAGTGTTCGGTAATATCCGGCGGCTTCTGATTTTAAGGCTGCAAGCAAATCCGTCAGATCAGCTTTGTTAATGGCAGTTAAAGTGATTAGGCCTAACACACCATCTTCGGCGATATTTTGTCCGGTGGATTTTAACGCACGTTGTATCAATCGATGCGCCCAGTTTGATCCCATATTTCGCCAGATCGAAAAACTTAGTCGCAAGGTTCACGTCCTTGATATCTTTGTAAAGCTGAGTATCCCAGAAATCGCGTTTGTAAATGTTTTTTGCTTGCTCGACTGTCAAAGCATCTACATCAACATGAGGATAACTGCGTTTTGAAATCCCAAATTTGGTTTCGCCACCATCATCATCGGGATCATCGCTGTATCCGCCTTCATGAGCTAATAAAGCTAACGGCATGTTCAAAGCGCTCATCGCTCAAAGTTTTAGGTTTATTTGACATGGTTGAGTATTGTCTCCAATTCGTTGATTTCTTCATGAATGCACGTGAAGCATCGATAGCGGTGCGATAACCGCTACTATCTAACGTGTGCTCTGCACGTGTTATTATCCAGTCGCTTGGAATCCCTGGCCGAAATCCTGATAAATATATTTTGGATTCGGCTACTAACTCCGGAAGACCAGCAAGGGGTATATTCAGAGTTTGTGTCCCACGTGTCAGCCTTTCGAGTTTTGCTTCTGCTGCTGCCTTGGCTAATCCTGAATTGGGATAGACGCCGCGCATGGTATGAACGGGATCGCCATCACCGGCTTTTTCTTCTATGGGCTCAGCTTTATTGGGATTATGCCAATAGGAAGCGACTGAGTTATGTTGATCGCGCTCAGCAAAAGTCACACGCCAACTTGAAATTTCATCAAGGCTTAAGGTGCCACCACCAATTAATTGTCCTGTGAAGGACTTAGCTTTACCTTTTGGTACGAATAACAAAAATCCATTGGCGGGTTTGGCAATAGCGCCATGCAGTTGAGCTAAGCGAGTAAGTAAATGCATATCGCTTTCTGCCGTTTGATCAATATGTGGCAGTTTTATGCTAGAAAATTGTGATGCAACACGCGGTTGATAACCATGTTTAGAAGCAATGGCATTAACCAAGTCACCGATTGTTTTTTGATGCCATTCATCAATTTTTTGGGACTTAAGTGATGCTTTCAGATCGGCAGCATGCCCTTTGATTTTCATCGTTTGAGGAGAGCCCTCAAGCGTGATTTCATCAACGATATAAAGACCCATGGAAACCAGACCGGCTTCTTGATAGCCAATGGACACTTGAAGTTTTGCGCCCGTTCTTGGTAATTCAAGCAAAGAATCACGATCATCTAGGCAAACTTCGACAGTGTCACTGGTAATACCAGCCTCATCGGTGATTCGAATAGAAACAAGGCGATTCCTAATTAACCCCGTAATCATTTGTCCTTCTACCAAAAGATTAAAATCTGGCGTCATCTTAATCCCATAATTTAATCGTTGGTTTTTTCGCAGATTTTTGGATTTCAGGCAGATTAATCAAAAGACCCGCTGGTAGAAAGCTGCCCCATTCAGCAAGTTCTGGATTGGCCGTTAAAACAATTTCAACAGCACCTGATTGAAAACCATAATGCTTCCAGCAGATCCAATCGAGCATATCGTTTTCTTTGGTGCGGTAGCGTGTCATCATTCTTCACCATATCGTTCAAGACTCAATCTAAATTCAATTTTTCGAGGAGCGCCGTCCGCTAAAAACGTATTTTGTGATTCTTCAATTTGAGTAATGACAAAACGACCCAGAACATTTCCTTGGCCATTAATTAACATGAGGGGTTCTTGTCTTTGAGCAGAATCACGCATGGCATTGATTTGTCCTAAGCCTCCCCGAAAATGCGGGTAAATCACACCGTCTAAATCAATATGGTCACAGCCTGGTCCAATCGCTTGAAGCAAAGGTTCTTTGCCAATCCGCTCAATAGAAGGCCAACGATATTCGCTGCTGCGCTTTAAACTTTGATAGGCACTGGTGTTTAATGAGAATCGGTAAGGTCCAAGGGCAAGCATCATGGTAATGCCCCCACAGGATCATATAGGGCCCCGCGTGATTTCGCCTTAAGACGACGCATGACTTCATCTGCGACTTCTTTTGAGTTTTGATTGGGTGAAGCTTGAACATTGATATTAAAACTATTGTTTTGGGTGTTATTTTGAGCGGTTTTTTGTGCAAGTGGTAAGGGTTGTTTAAGCGCATCACTGACTGGTTGCATAGCAGGAACGGGGATCTCTGGTACTTCTTTTTACCCCACATTTTCTCCCAAAAACCACCCCCCGCTTTAAACGGCTTTTTGATTTTCTCCCAAAATCTATTGAGCCAATTGCCAAATGCTTCCCATACAGGCTTAATAGGTTCCCAAATGGTTATGAAGAAGCTTTTGACACTCTCCCAGTTGGTAACCACCAATGTTGCAGCAATGGCTATTCCGCCGACAATAGCACCAACAGGGTTACTCATCATGGCAACCGTTAAAGCACGAAAGCCTGCAATCACTGCTGGAAAGACCCTAGAAGCTAAGGCCATGAACGAGGCACCAAGGGCTTGAAGGGCGCCACCAAAAGCAAGTGCCCCCATGCGTACTGCGGTAATCAGCAAAGCGCTATTCACACCAATAAAGCCAGCTTTAACAAGCGTAATGGTAATTAAAAGAGCACGCCAAGCTGTCGCAAGTGCAAGCGCACCCCCTTGAATAAAGGTCCAAGCATAACCAATTGCAATAGCCGCTATTTTCCCGCCAATCAGAGCAGCTGTTACCCCCATAATTAATTTGGTTAAAATGGGATGCGCTTCGGCAAAGCCTGCCATTTGAGTGGTTGCAGTGCGTAGCACCTTGACCAGGGCATTAAGAGGCGGTAAAAGTGCTGAGCCCAAATCCATTCCGACTTCTGCAAGCCCATTTTTAAGAAGCTGTAAATTATTAGCTGTGGTATTGGCACGATTGGCAAATTCTCGCTGCATAGAGCCTGCGAACTTGGTCTCATCGTTAATCATGCTTACGGCTTTTTTGTATTCATTTAAACTGCCTACTAGCAATGCCACATCATCTTGATATTCCATTCCAAAAAGATCAAACAAAATGCCTGAGCGTGTTTGCTTGTCCATTTTTTCCATAGCTTCAAGAAATTTAATCAGGGCGCCTTGTGCATCTTGGCCGATATCCTTTTCAAGTTGTTTGGCGCTTATCCCCATTTGGCGCAAAGCTTCTTGGAATTTTTTCCCTTGCTTGCCAGCTGTTTGAAGTTTACTGAGCATTGCATTAATGGCGGTTCCTGCTTTTTCAGGGGCTTTACCAAGACTGATGAAAGAGCCTGCCAGTGCACTGGCTTGTACAGGGGTTAATCCAAATTGCCGCGCTATACCACCAATACGGTTAAGTGCTGGCACCATATCTTTTGCTTTCGCGGCTGTATTATCGGATAAATGGTTAATAGCGTCGCCAAGTTTGCTCATCTCAGTGATAGGGATTTGATAAACGTTAGCAAGCTTTGCCATGGCATCACCGGCTTCTTCTGCTGACATATCAAAAGCAGTAGCCATCTTCGCGACAACATTAGTGAAGGCCGCTAAATCTTTAGCAGCGATACCCAGTTGCCCACCGCTTGCAGCAATCTGTGTAAGTCCAGAAGCCGATAACGGGATCTCCCGTGACATGATTTTTAGGGTTTCACCTAATTTTTGAAGGCCATCTGGAGTATCGAAATTTACAACTTTACGCACATCGGCCATGGCGCTTTCAAAATCGATTGCAGCTTTAATTGGTGCCCCAAGAGCAGCTCCAAGTGCAACTGCATCGAACAACTGACCACGCAAATTAGCACGCTGAGCTAATACGCCTTGACGTTTCTGCATAATCCGATCAAGGGCAACATAATGACCTTTAAGTTTTTGCAGTGATGCGCCTAATTTTGTTTGCTGAGAAATGAGATTCTGAATATCTTGGCCGGATTTTCGAATTTCATTATCAAGATTATGAAGAGCTTCACGTTTTTGAAGATATGCGGTTTTAGCCTTAAGCGCTGCTGTTTTAGAGCGTTCGAATTCTGTGACCAAGGCTTTGCTTGGATTGGCGGTGGCTGCCATCTGCATGGCAAGAGATTTAACTTGTTTTTCGGCGTCCAGCCAGCCACGCTTAGCAAGCAAAGTATCTCGATGAAGCTGTTGAAATTTTCCGACTGTTTTGCCTGAGGCGTCGAGTTGTTTAATTGCTTGACCAAGACGTCCTAATTGGCTGATGCCAGAGGACATGGTTGCGCTAAAATTGCCTTTAAGTGCAGCGCCAATGACAACGGATAAAGTATGAACGGCTGTCATATTTTCTGTAACTCCCTCGCACTATTGATCCATAAAACAAACTCCTCTATATCCATCTCTAACCATTCACTAATTCCGCCCTTTGCAAAAGCAGCCAGAGATAAAACACTAGCTCTTAAGTCTTCAGGTCGGATGGTAGCAAAAAACCTTGCAATGCCTCTTGGATCTTGGCGTAATCAGCGAGATCTAATTCTTCCACAGCATCTTTTGGAATATCTGCAAGATTGGCAATGAGTGCTACTTCCTTTTCAGCATCACTATTACCACTGCGTTCAACTGCTAAGCGATCTCGGACCTTTGGACGTCTTAAAGTCAGCTCAGAAATGCTTACCCCGTCAATTTTAATTGGTTCAATAAGTTTAATTTTGTGCATATTAAATCCCTAAAGCAGTTCGAAGTGATGACATTTGATCGACACCATTGATTTTGCGCACCATATTTTCAGCATCAATTTCAATGAATTCACGGCGATCAATGGTCAGTTTGTAATAGCGAATGGATACGGTACATTTGAGAGTCGCTTTATCTGCTGGTTTCCAATTGCCTGGGTCCAGTTCCTTAAATTGGCCACGTAAATTCACCACAACAGCTTCAGCGTCACCGCTGCCCTGTAAGCCGCCACGTAGTGTGAGCGAAACAGCATTGCCATCTACCAACCCAAATAGCCTAAATAATTCGGGGTCATATTCAGAAAATGTGAGCTCTGCTTCTAATTTCTCCATGCCCATATCAATGGCAACGGGAATATCCATGCCACCCGCACGGTGCTCTTCGGTTTTAATGGAAAGCTTGGGCAGACTGATTTCATCAATACGTCCGGCATAACCACGACCATCAACAAAGGCGTTAAAGTTTTTAAGTATTTTTGGCAACATCAGATCAGCTCCTTGATATAATCGTTAATCAAATGGGAACGGAACACGATCCGCTCTGCTGGATAAGGCGGTGTAAAATCAAAGTCGAAATAGACTTTACCTTGCGCAATATTAGCCGGAGTATTGAGTTCTGGATCGGGATAGCATTGCCCACCTAAAATAGCGCCAAGAGCCTTGAGATGCGCCAAATAAGCATTGACGCTTTCAACCACATCATCCAAATAGGTACGAGTGATGTTGCGATCCACAGCCCACATATGAGCGCGCAGCAAACTATCATTAATTAAATCAGCGGTTCTGCGTACCGATAAAAACGCCCACTTTGGATCACTGGAGCAACTTCTGTTTCCCCAAAGACGGTAACCTTCTTGGCGAATAATGGTAGTAACTTCGTTTTCGTTTAAAAAATTAGCCCGGCAATTGGCATCACCTAAAGTAAAATCAACAGGTCTGGCTGTGCCTACAATTCCGTATATTTCTTGATTGGAAGGTGACCACCAAAAACCATTCTCATTGTCACTACGCGCAATAAGTCCTGCAATATAAGGGCTGGGCGGTACAACCTGTTCGCTGTCTATAAAAATCTTGACCCAAGGATCGACCACATAAACACGCGCATTGCCAAAGTCATTTCGCCACGTAATGGCTTCTTGATCATTAGTATTAGGGCCGTCGGCTATAATGACGGCACGTAATCTGTCTGCGATAACCAGCATGCTACTAATAACTGGATTAGCTTGATTATTGGGTCTTTGATGGGTAAAGCCAGCCGCAATCAGAACACGAGGAGCGGCATGGACAATGCTTTCCGCACTTAAAAATGCTTGAACGCCTTTGTAATCGCCTGTTTGTGAATCAACGCCTCCAATGATATTGGCAATCGTTTCTGCTTCATCTTCGCCCGCTTCTACGCGGACGACAATAACCATTGCGCCAATTTGATCGAAAATGCCATTAATCGCCATTGGCAATGTGCCTGTAGTACCGAGTTTGGCGGCTTCTCTGCGTGAACCCACAATCAATACAGGCTTATTCAATGGGAAAACAGTATTATCAGCATCAGGGGCTGTGCCAATTAACCCAATAATTGAGGATTTTGTGGTTCGAATGGTGCGCGGTCCACTGGTAATTTCAGAAACTTCAACACCATGTAAAAATTGTTCGGCCATAAAATTCCTCCTTATAATTTGCCTAAACTGGTTTGGACATCCTGTTCAAAGGCATCCATAAAGATTTTGAGTTCTTCAAGAGTGGTGCATGCTGCAATTTTTCTTTGAGCAAGATCTTCAATATTTTCACATTTTGCAATCGCACGATCGGCTTTACGCGCTTTAGTGAGAATCGTTTGTGCCATCTCAATAACCGTAATCGATCTGATTTCTGCTAAAGGAGCAATAAGCTCAACATCTTTTTCATCAGGTGTTTGATTGTTTTTTGAGGAAGCGACTATGCTTTTAGCTGTTTTTTCCTGAACATCATAAGAACGAGATTTTTCAGAAGAATAACCAACATAGACTCGACGATGATTGTTTAAAACAAATTTGATTGTTTCAAGGGCTGCCACTTTTGCATTCTTTAAAAGATCGGTATCAATCTCAGAGGCGGCAAGTTCAGAAATAATGCCATCATCAGCAACTTTGTAGCGTTTTTGCCAATCAAAATCAGTTGGAGCTTTTTGCCATCCCGCACCCTCTGGTTTTTTAGAAACTGGGTGTAGTAGTTGTAGTATGTTGTGTAGTAGTAAGCTGAGCTGTAGAGCAAAATTGCTACAGTTTTTCCGGCCGGAATAAGCACGTTAGCAGATGATGCAATATTACTGGTACTGGCGGCATAGTTATAAATGTTAGTCCAGGTGACACCAGTGATGCTTGATTTATTAGCATTAGTATTATTGGGTGTACATACAAAAACTCCCAAACCTTCGTAACCTGACGACCAATAGGAGGAGCCCCCGCAGTAAAAAGTACGTGTGATATCCGCATTTGTCGTGTTCTTTACAAAAATGACTCCTAAGGCTGCATAAGGATAATTGTATTCGTTCGTTGATACGGTGTACTTTACGTACATCTCTTTATGAATAAACATGCCGTTATTGCCTTGCAAAAAATAGATCTGTGGTGGCCTATAAAAACCGGAATAATTGGTGCTTTGTGGGTGGGCACCCGCAAGCAATTGCAGCATATAGTCAGCATTTGTTGTGTTGTTGTACCAAACACCAAGCTGCGTTGTTAAATCACCATATCCCCAGTAATCGTTTTGACGGCTTAATACGCCAAACAAAAAGGGTAATGCCCCAGGTTCAACCATATATAGAAGCAAAATTACTGACGAGCCCAGTCAAAGCTTGCAGCTGGGTCTGGGCGGTGCTATCAATGGCAGAAATATTCGTATCTTTTCTTGTATCCAAAAGCGATAAATTGGTCGTTGTTGCCGTTTGTAACGCAGTCAACGAAGTGGTTTTTGTCGTATTGATCGCATCAATAGATGTCGTTTTAGCGCTATCAATGGCTGATAAAGATGTTGTTTTTGCGGTATTGAGACTGGCTAAGTGTGCTGTAGCAGCATCCAGCAATTCCTGCAGCTTTTCATCAGACATATTGACGATGTCATAAACCGTGCTATGGCCGGCAATGGATTCCAAGGCTTTTGCAAGATAAGCCAGTTGATCAGCCGGCGCATTGATCGATAAATCTTTAAGGCGCTGATGTAACGCATAAACGGCTTCTTTAGCGATTGTCATGGTTGCTCCACAAATTCAAAAAAGTTTCAAAAGTAAACCGATCAAAGGCTTGCTTCAGAATGTTATGTTCAGACTCTCTGATAGAAATGTCCGCATCCACATGGATGATTGTTTCCCGAATACGGACTACATCTTGAGCTGCTATGTTATCTGGATGGGGCAGCTTATAGCCCCTTTGGCTAAGATCGTTTGGCATATTAAGTAATCACTACTCGAAGGGATCGGACTTTTGGGCGATAGATAATTGTGCCGGTAAGCACTAATTTCACCCTTGTTTCGGCTGCATTAAAGCTTGTTAAAATATGAGTGCGTTCAACCCAGTTATCACCGACGGGCTTTCCTGTAGTTAGCTCCACTAACTGCCAAGTGCTATCCGCTTTTTGAACATAAATTTTAACATCTGCCGTCCCAGTCATGAGTGCTTCATAAGTTATGGTGACTTTCGTGTTGCTTCCTGCAGGTATAGCTCGCGTGACATAATCAGCAGTTTCAGCAACATTTCCTAACACCATTTGAACACCAGGATAAAGTACAGGGCTATGTAAGCTGGAGCCTCGCATCTGCGCTTTCACATTTAAATTGCCTGTTACTCGAGCTCGAAGAGCAATGGGCAAATCATCAGAAAGTTTGTGTTCTGTTCTGTCTTGTTCGGTAAGGGTGAAATCCAGATCGGTATCGGATGCCACATGCTCAACATTTGCAAGTGCAATCAAATCTGATGTGCTATTGCCAGTGATTGTTCCTAATTCAACAATGCGTGTATTTTCGGTAAATCTGGCAGCTAAAAGTCTAAAAGTTAAATCACGATTTTGATGATCAGTCCATGTACTGGCATTACTTGATGAAAGTAAGACACCTACTTGATAAGGCTGGCTTGTCACCCATCTTCCATGACTTGCATCGTATTTGCCAAGTTCTGCTACACGCACTGCCGCATCAGCATCATCAGTTAACAAAACAATGGCATATTCATGTCCAGCCTCAAGCCACACAGGTTGCCAAGTCATTCGAGTAGCAGTGCCATTGATGTTGATTGAAGATGGCATGATATCGCCTTCAGCTAAAACCGTTTGTGTTGGCATACCAAGGCTGGTATCGCGAATTTGCGCGACCACACGTTTAGTACCGCGATTGCTAAACCACAAATCAACACCAGCAATATGGCGACTTTCACTTAAGGTAAAGGTTTGAGCAAGTGGATCAAAACGCGTAAGGACAACCGTGGTTTCATTACGTCTGATATCGGTAATTACCGTAACACGCCTGCGCTCTTCAGTTGTAATAATGCCGCGTCCGGTATAAGTGGCTTCACCATAACTTCCTTGATTACCAATGAATTGGACCAGTTTAGTGCCCGCAGGCACATTGGCTGGAACGGTAAATTTACCTTTTATTTTTCCTGTTGAATCTGCAATAAGTGGCATAATTTCTCCTATACACTAATGGGTTCAATAGTGATGCCATCAAAAACTATCCGAAGTTGCTCATTTGGCATAAATCCTTCTAGATCAAAATTCTGAGTAGCTTGTCGCATAAAGGTAGCTTCACGTATTGAACTGGATAAAAGTTCTGAGGTTTGGCTTATTTGCGTTCCGATTAATACGTTTTGAGTGGTGCTTGAGGTCACTCGCGTAAGCACGCCACCTCCATTCACAATCTGACGTGTGATGGGACTAGAAAGCACGCTAAATCGCTGTGTAATCAGGCTAGACCAGTTAGTTTCTAATTCTGTCCAGCGATCTACATTTAAATTGATAATGGCTTTTGCAGGTATTGGTGCAAACGCTTGATAAGGATTGATTTTCATATCCATTGTTTGCAAGAGCTGCTCAAGCACTGGCTCTAAAACATAGGGCAATAACCAAGGATTTGACCCTTTACCTACATCTTGAACTGAGCCGTTAATAGGCAAAGTAAGTTCGTGATCGACAATCGCTGCAGTCTGAGTGATCCCTTGATCGCGCATGTCATCATCAAAAAAGGGATCAACAAAAATTCCCTTTTTAGCAGCAGGTTCACGGCTATTGGCATCATTACGCAAACGTTCTTGAGCAATCAAATCGTAAAGATCATTAATACTTGAACGCATGGCTTCAATATCACTCATGGGTATGGCATGAATCGCATTATTTACAACGCGCGGTTTCTCTTGAGCGCGCCAGTTTTGGTAAACATAAGCTAAAGCCAATTGTCCTGTAGGGGCTTTAGGTAAGGATGGCCTCCATGGATGGGCAAATCCTTTAATCCGACGAACAATGCCTTGAGCATCCATGGTTATTAAATCGTACCGAGTCATCATCCAGCTGTAATCCACCAAAACCAAAGTGCCATTAACAGCCCCTGAGATTTTAAAGCCATTTTCAGTGATGTTCTGAGGGGTAATACGGCTACGATAACGATATGTGATTTCATAAGTGCTGCCTGGAGCAGGTTCAGCGCCTGACAAAGACCAATCTACATCACCAGAACGCAATCTATAATCTGTGCCATTAACGTAAACTGTAGTACCTTGTTTCACCTGAATAATTTCTAGAACTGAAGTGTCAGGGATGGGATCCATGACACCAGTGTAAGAACCGTGCGTCATTGCAATGGTTTTTTGAACTGTGACATCCACATCGAAAATTTCTTTAATAGGCGTCTCGTTGAGAGTGAGGTCCATTATGCCTTGAGTATTCGGCTGAAATGTATGAGGCTCTGATTCTATCGCTTGAATATCCGGATCAAATGCAAAACGCACCCGCAAACTATGGGGTAGCTCAATCTCAAATCCATCAACGTGGGCTTTGCCCTCATTAATAACAAAAACCTGTTCATTGTTATCTGTCTGGAGGTACATAACATCCAGACCGCTTACCACATAAGAGCCATTGGATTCACGATCGTAGCGCGCAAGAGCTGCATTGACTGCATCCAGTTGCGGTGGTGGTGCATGCTGAACTAAGACCCCATTTTCAACACCGTAAATAGGATAAAATTCACCTTCTTGGGATGTTGGGGGAATACCATCTGCTTGAAAGTCCCAGGTAATGTTTGCTTTAAGGCGTGCAGCTCCCGGTTCTTGATAATTTCGAGTGCCGACCGCTGGATCACGAAGACCTGGATCTTCAAGCTCAGTTACCGTGCTTTCAACATACCATACACCAATGCGCACAGACGCATTAACGGGAATAGTAAAATTGACAGAGCCGATTTCACGAACTGCACCACGCAAATAAATATAGCCTGCCTCTACGCTGGTCTCTCCTGTATGAGGATTGACCACGCAGGCTGCGCCCCGGATTACATCACCATCCCTAAAAATTGCATCACCAATACCTTTGAGGTTATGGAGCGCATAATCTTGAATTTCATTCAGTTCAGCCTATTGCAAACCACGGCCTGCTAAGAACAGGCTTCGGTCATATTTTTTGGCTGGATCATAACGATTATAATAGCTGTTGAGTGTCATTGTATCTTCCCATGAATCTTATAGATGTTGTTCATGATTGCTCCCTAAAACGTCACCACAAATGAAAAAGTTTCGCGCGTTGCCGCTGTTCGGATTAGTGGCACTGTGCGTTCTAAGACCAATAAAATACCTGCATTAATAATGTCTTGCGGCTCAAAATAGCGTTGCCCAGGCGGTAATTCAGGATTGGTTTCAGTGCCTACCATAACGCCAAGCTCACGTATCACTTGGGTTGAGGCATTGTCAAAATCAAAAGTGAAACGCAAAAATAGATTATTAGTTGGGGTGCTTGAGGTCTTAAAACGACCCGTTGGGGTAATCAAATCGCCATTTTCATCGCCAGCACAAAAAATGACTTCATCAGCGGTTCTGCGGCCAACTTCATTTAAAAGAGCATCTGCGGTAATGAGCTCTGGCGGCGTGGCATAGGTATAATCAACAGTCAGAGTGCTATCAGCAGGAATGTTCCCATTAGGAAGACGACTAATGATGCCCATTACACTGTCAACGCTATAGTCAGTCCCTGAAATAAAAATAGTCTCACCTTGTTTTAGGGTGACATTTTTGACAGGATGATGATCAAGCGTGATTTGGTCATCAGTAAAAGTTTTTTCCACCTCATGGGTGCTTTCCCAAGTAGGATCACCGGTTCCCCAAGCCAAATGGATTGCTTGCTGTTTGATGCTGGCAGCAATGGCTGCACGACCAGACTGTGTTAAAATAGCCATAATCACCCCTCAAACTGGTTGACGTCAAAATTCAGTTGAGGGTTATATTCACGATTGGATCTGAATTCGTCCATGAGCGATTGAGATGGCGATGTTTATGCCACGTCAGCATGCCAGGATACATTGTTGCGATAAAAGTCTCGCTGTAAGCAAAAGAACTTAATTGTATAGGGTCAAGTGTTTCTTCTGATAAAATAGGCCAGATGTGGCCTTCTTGAAAATTTTTATGAAGCTCTTTCTCAACAAAAGCATGAATCTCTTCATTTATAATTGCTGTTGCTTCATTTTCTTGTGCCCGGTAAAACCGTTCTAGAATTTCTTAATACAGGAAATGCCAAACATGATCAGAAAGCTGATCTTGGCTTAAGATAAAGGTTGCGCCCACCTCTGTTTGGGTGGTAACTGGAAAACACGCATTAATTTCACCAAGACGCCAACTATCAGATAAAACAATCAATGCTTTTGCAAGATGTAGTGGGGGTTCAAAATCAGGAGTGAAAAGTGATAGCGGATCGGGATTTTGCCAAATGTGATCGCGTACGTAAATGGCATTATGATTTCTAGTATGAGGATCTGTTTCATTTAAAATAGCGAAATCCAGGCGATATAAATCATCACTCAGCGCATTGTTATGGTGCTGTCTATTGGCTGCAAATTTTAAAATAGGCAAAGAGGATGTTGCTTCAAATGGATTAAACCGACCAAAAGATAATACTGGTCCATCAGGTGTTAATCGCACGCCAGAATAATCGGATAACAGACTACCCCAATCGCTCTGATCGAGCATAAATCGCCTAATATCATAGCGATCATTATACATCCGCATCAAGCGTGACCTGGTTGGTGCGGATAGTTTGGCAAGCGCCACCACATTATCAACAAAGAAATCATTGGGTACATCGTGAATGCCCACTTGAAACTCTGCAAAGTGCTTGCCCGGTGGTTCTTCTTCGATATAAATATTTTCGATGTTCATCCATTTCAGCGCCATCCGCAATGAGGCAGGCGTACCGCGAATCCGTTGAAACCGAACACCATCTTGAATAGCACGCCTTGGATCAGGAACCCAAGCCAAAATTTCACCAAGCCCATATTCCCAAATGAGCCAAGGTAACACGCTATCAGTTGGTGTAAATTTAAAACCTCTAATCACACGCGGATTAATGCCATAATCAATAGCATCTGCTAAGGCTTGTTCTTGCGGTGAACTGCTTGGAGGAAGTAAGGTTATCACCAGTCACGCCCTCCAATATCAAGCTGAATATTGTCTAGAGCAATACACTCATGATCTTGAACAATCACATCTTGCAAGGGATTTAAAAGCTCAATACGTTGAACACCTTGAGCAAATAAATGGGCAATAATCCAGCTGCGTGTTAGGTTCCAACCCAAACCTTTTGTTTCATTCAGTGCTTTGATAAAAGCAGCCTTGGCCATTTCAACAATATCTTCTGGGGTTTCTGGGTAGAGATAAATTTTTGCTTGAATGCTGACGGCAATAATACCCGAGCTAACCACTTCAACAGTATCTGTGAGCACCCGCACATCATCACGCAAAATAACAGACCTCGCTTTTTCCAAAAGTTCTGGGCTAGGCATGCCATTACCTTCTGTAGAAAGGATAGAAACCAGAACAAAGCCTGGTGTAGGTGATTCGGCGCGCGCATCTTTAATACGCGTATCAGCCGATAGGGCATGATAACGATAATGCTCTCTGCTACCTGCAGTAGACCATCCTACAATTTTAGCCTGAATTCGTTTACGGAAAGCCTCATCATCTTCTTCTGATTTACGCTGCACATCATAAAAGGCTGCTAAATGTTCTAAATCTGCTGTATTAGCAAAGGCCAGTAAATTAGCGCGTGCCGCATCATTGACTCTTTGACGTAAAAGCAATTCGCGCCAGGCAGCAATTTCTAAAATCTTCATGGCCGGATCGCTTTCAAGCAGCGCTGAAAAACTGGGATCGAGGCGCAGTAATTCCGCTTTCATGTGCGTGAAAATCGTCTCATAATCAAGCGATTCAATAACATTGGGATTTTGTAAACGCGTTAAATCTTGCATAATCACACTACAATCCCATCTAAGGTTATGGGCCTGCCGTCCGGTAAATAGAGCCCCTCTAAAATTAAAGTAATATGACCTTCTTTGATCTCTACAACCTGCACACGTTCCAATTTAAATCGATTTTCCCATTTTTGTAGTGCCTCAGCAGTAGCCGCATAAAGTTCAACGGCAAAACCTGGCGATGTTGGGCGGTCAATAAGTTCAAAGAGTCTTGAGCCATAATCTCTGCGCATCACACGGCTCCCTATCGGTGTGGTCAAAATATCCACGATGGACTGTTTAAGATGTTCAAGGCCCTTTAATTCTTTGCCGCTTCTTGCATTTATTCCGCGCATCATTTACCCCGCAAAAACAGTTTGACTGCCTTCTTGCGTTTTTGAACCGCAAGAAATGGGATCACCAATACGAGCAATGGCTTTTCCGTTGACATAGACCGTGCTTGAACCTTTCGTGAGAACGCCATCATGAGGCGGCGTATTGGGACACGCATGCATGGCCCATTTATCTTGCTCGCGGTGGACGGCCTTACCCTCAACAAACACATCATCGCTTGCGGTAATGCAAGGTCTGGGTGGATAGCAGCTGTGGCCGGTGCATTTATCATTAAGTCTTACGATTCCTGGCATATCATTCATTCAAATCAATTCGTTTTGCTTTGAGTTTGATGCTGTCTTTACTCATCTCAAAGCTTGATTCACCTATCTTCAGCGTTAAGGTTCCATCTGTCACAACTGAGACAGTCAAATGATGTTTTTCTTTGTCATACAAAACTTTGCTACCATCTTGAAAAACCAAAGTGGCATCGGTTTCTTTATCGCTTGGCGCGGGATGTTTGTTTTGATAAATAGCTGGGATCACAACACCTTGAGCCATTTCGCCTGATGGAGATAATAAAACAACCTGTTCACCAATACTGGGTGCAGACCAATTTCTGTCTTGTCCAGCGCGAGAAGTCACCCAAGGCAGCCAATCAGTAAGAATTTTTCCAATCTGAATACGCACACGGGCTTTTTTGTAATCGGCCTCCTTGACAGTCCCTACACGAATGAGGTTAGCAAGTTTTCTGTCTATTTCAGAAAAACTAAAACTCTCCATGTTGAACCTCTACATACTTTGGTTCATGGGCAGCGCCGATTTCTGGGGCGATGCCTACATAAACCGTGTGTGGCTGAATACCGCTTGGTGTCCAAACTGAATCTCCGCGGTGAAGTTCATGCGCCCATTCCACTATCCAAACTATGTATGCATCAAGCTCTGGTTTAAAACCATCGGGACTCGCACCTAAAAATTCAGCAGGTGATACATTCATCCCCCATGAATTTTGATGAATGACCCTTGCAACTTCGCTGACTAATGCTCGCACGGCAAAAGCGGCATTGGGGATGGTACTATCCACAATAACTCTTGCTTCAAATCGAGCACGTAGCGCAATTTCACCAGTGCCTGGATCATTGCCGGGTTCAAAGCTTGCTAGTTCCACTAAAACAGCAGGTGCCAATAACGCTGTTTTGATCACCGGATAAGATTCTGAAGTTTGAATTTCTGGTATCTCGCGTTTTAAAACGGTGGTAATGGCACCATGTAATTCTTCCCAAAAATTCATAGGCTCACCTTTAAAATAAAGCCCAGTTCATGACGAAAATATTGAATGAATTTTTCTGCGGCACCTGAATCCACGAAGCCTTTAATGATATTAGAAGCGACAGGCTCAAGTGGTAGCACGACTTCACGAATGGGTAATCTGCTTTTAGTCTTTCGCTTAAAAATGCCTCGGTGACCTGTGGGCATCGTAGCGACAAAGGCACCAGTAAATTGAGATTTTCCTGCTTTGGCACCTATAGCCGTTTGGCGCATGGAACCTAAAAGCGAGGCTTTAATACCGTAAAGACTGGCGACCACCAATGCTTTTAAAGAGCTTTTGCTCGCTTTAACAAGCTTTAGTCGTTCACGTATGATTTTTTGTTGAAGTTTTTTCTGTGCGCTGATTTCTTTCACGCTTTGGGATTTAAGCCAAAGAGCGGTTTTATTGAGGGCGCGCATGGCCGCCAGTTGTACTTGACTTTCAGTTCCACGCATTGCAGCAATGATCTGGTCGATATCACCGTATGTTGTAACATCCAAGGCAAAAACGGACATATCATGCCTCCATTACCATTGCTGTTATTTCCCAAACCGTATTGGAAGCATCCCGCAGAGGTTCACTAAAGATTTTATAGCGATTGCCAGCAATAATCAGCTGATCACCCACTTTTGGGAAAGCCAATTCATCAATGCGTATTTCAAATATCGCCATATGGCCAATGACTTGCCCATCACCCATTTCATAAGCCGTATCGGGTTGTTTGATTAAAACACGAATAGGAAAAGGGGCGGCGCCAGAGCTCTGGTACTGCGCCTCTTTCCCTAAATGTGCAAAACAATCCTCAAACATTTTGGTTAAACTCATGGCTTATACCGTAAGTTTTACAAGTACTCCCGGACGATGACACATTGGCAGCGGATTAGATTGAGTATGCAAATCCGTACCGCGATCAAAACGTCTTGGCTCTTGTTTGGCGTAAAGCGGTTGCCCCAAGGTGTTGACGGTTTCGTTAAAATCAGCCGGTGCAAAATAGGTGGAGAAAGTCTCAGCAGTACCTAGCGGGAAACAATGCGCTGTATCTTGGGCTATAAAGCGTCTGACGTTACCATCAGGATCGGTTGCTTGACCGCGATATTCTTCAAAAGTTATGCCGCCAAAGGTAAATCCTGAGCGCATATCATTGCGTAGCGCTGCACCTTCCTGCCACCTGTCATAGGCTTCTTTGACTTTAGCATGTGATGTTAAGGCATCAAAAAATTCAGGGCTGACTAGCGCATGAACGCCCGTCATGAATTCGCCACGTAGGTTATCTTCAATATGGCGCAAAACTTCGATACATTTTCTTTTAACATAAGTGCCAGCTGTGCCTAAAGCAAAGCTTACGATTTTTGGCGTGATTTCAAATTCATTATAGAGATTCACAAGCTCCGTACCATCAGCATCTAAAATAATGCCCTTTAAAGCGCCCATTCTGAGGTGCTCTAAAGTTATCGCATGTTTGTTACGCATGGATTGCAAATGATCGGTAATAACATTTGCAATGGCTTGCAGCTCATTTTCCGTACCAAAAGCCCGAATGCCTTGTACTTCTTCCGGCAAGACCACATCATCATGGGGGATATGCGGAATGGTGAAGGTTCTGACTTTTCGTTTATCGCGTTTACCAACGGTACCGGGTGCGCCTGGGCTTGCTGTTGGAAGTAAGCTTAAGACACCGTTTCGTTCTTCAATAGCGATGTGCCTGAAGCGTACTGATTTGGAAGGAAATAAACCTAGTGATTCAGTGCGGCCATAAGTGTTTGGTAATAAATTAATGGAAGCCGTCAATGCTGCCATGTTAAATGCTGGATGTGAGAATGGATTTTGCATAAATTATACCCCTTTACGAATAATGACGCCGCGTGCCTCAAGCTGTTTGATTGCAGCGATTTTTTGTTCAAGCGTGATGGTGACTGGCCAGACAACGGCGTGATCGGCAAGAATTGCATCGCGTGTCACAATCACGGCTTTGGTGTTACCACTTGTTGCATCTACCTCAGCAATCAAAGCGCCAAGGGCATTTTGTGTGCCGTCTGTGGCAGCAGGATTTAATGCTTTAATCAAATCTGTTTCACTGTCTTGGCCGATAATGGCACCAAGGGCTAGTTTTTGGCCCTGAGCTATAGTTATCTCTTCACGGGAATAAAGATTAGGAGCTTCAAACTTGAGAAGATCTCCTAAATTGTTTTGTTCTATGGCAACGGTCATTAAGGGTTTCCTCCATTTATGCGGTTAATTTCATGTGACTACGAGCTTTAGCAGCTTGAATTACCGGGTTTTCTTGGGGTGTCGGTTCAAGACTCACAGTGCTCAAGATCTCAAGGCCGGTACGATCAGCGAGTAGCTGCATGAGTTGCTCGCGTGCTTCGTTAACCGGTATATTTTGCTCAAGAAAATCACCCAGTTTTTCGGGCATTTTCGAGAGTTTGCATAAACGAAAAAGCTCTAAAGCTTCCGTGTGATATTCACTGCGCCCTTGGATTTTGCCTTGGGTAAGTAATTCTTCTGGATTAATGGTCGGTAATGTTTCAGTCATAGCTATGGTCCTTATAAAAGATTGAGAGGCTGCTTTTTGAATACATTCAGGAAAGGTGAGAATTTCGTCCGCAAGCCCTGTTTGGATGGCATCAAGGCCAAAATAAAGGCCAGCCTCTGTAGCCTTTACGGCTTCTGTTGTAAGGCCTCGATTACGGGCTACCAGCTCTACAAACATCTCATATAATCTGCTGACTTCACTTTGCAGGGTTTGCATGGATTCAGAAGTTAACGGCTCATGGGGATTTAAATCATTTTTACGGTTACCGGCAAAAACAGTGGTGTATTTGACGCCTTGTTTTTCATCAAAGGCACTTTGATCAATATGGCTCGCAATCACGCCAATGCTGCCTACACCAGACGTGCGATTGATAAAAACCTTTTCAGCGCTGGATGCAATGCCGTAAGCGGCAGAATAGGCCTCATCATTACATACGGCCCAAATGGTTTTTTGACTTCGTGCTTGATAAATAAAATCGGCTAAATCAAACAAGCCACTGGTTTCCCCGCCGGGACTATTAATGTCGAGCAAAATCGTTTGTACAGCATCATCCGACAAAGCAGCACTGATCTGTTTTTGAATCTCATCATAAGAAGTCATACCCAACATGCCGTCAAATATCCCAGAACGTTTGGTTAAAATGCCATGAATCGGAATAATGGCCATGCCATTGCTAGCACCCTTTACTAATGATGGCTTTGTAAGTTTTAAAGCCTTGTTGGATGCCATGTGGGCTGCCAACCACGGGGAGCTGCGAGGCTCAATCATCATCGATTTCATAGCAAATTTTAAGTAAATGTCATTCATCAAAAACCTCGTTTTTTAGGCGGTGTTGTATGCCTTGGGTCGGAATCTAAAACAAACCCGGCTTCATCAGCTCTATTCTTATCTGCAGCAATTTCTTGATCGATTTCTTCTGCGTCATAGCCAAGTTCTGAGATCACTTCGCTGCGGCTTTTAAAACCATTACGTACTGCCATTTGTTGTGCTTGTTGATCTTTGAGTAGATCAACCCAATCAAAATCTTGGGGTATCCATTTTGCATCCTTGATCGAAGTGTCTTTATCTTGAGAAGGTAAGGCGCCAGAGAGTAAAGCCAGTTTAATCCACCGATTCCAAACAGGCCGACAAAATTGAAACACCATCACATGATGTTGCAAGGTGGCGCACCGTCTACGAAATTCAATGAGTCCAGCGCGGATGAAGGAATAGTTAACGTTAGTCAAATCACCCGTTAGCTGTTCATAGGTAATGCCCATGCCAATGGAAATGGCTCTGAGCTTCTGACGGATAAAGGCTTCGTAATTTGCGCTAACATCTGAAGGATTAGAAAATTTAACATCTTCACCGGGTTCCAGTAACTGCATGGGTACCAGGCTCAAGTCCGGCAAGGGCCATACCTTGTTCATTGGCAACCCCTTCACCCATCATGTTGGCTTCAGGATCAAGACGAGTGATAACCCCTGCAAACATAGCAGCCGTTTTCTTGCGCACCAGCTCTGCATCATCATATTGATCCAGCTCATAAAGTTTCAGTAATACGCGGCTCAGCCAAGGCTCGCCGCAAATTTGACCAGGACGCAAGGGTTTATACATATGCAGAACTTCAGAAGGCAGGAATGCGGACAGATTCACCGTTTGAGACAAGCAGTTTTTCACCGAGATGCTCGCGGAACAAATAATAGGCTTCTCTTTGTCCGAGTTTATTAAACTCAATTCCGTTTCGAACCATATTGCCTATGGCTAAAATGCGATTCACGGGGGTATCAAGATGTTCGGATTCTAAGGATTGCAGTTACGGATAAGCCATCTTCAGGGCGTCTTACACGAAAGCGAACAAAACATTCGCCCCCTTTCTAATCATGCTGCGACAAATAGAGGCTTGTAGACCGTAAAAATCATGAACGCCATGGCTATTCCGCTTCAACGCAGCCATAACGCTTGTACCGATTTACGAAACTCAGCATTTTGAGCTTTAGATTGCGGTTTGATACCGGTGCCAACAGCGTTACTCACCAGTGTTTCTATAATATTGGAAGCATAAGGATTTTTACGCACCATATCGCGTGCACGGCTACGTAGCGTTTCTAAATGATTCCCAAGAAGGCTGTTGATGGCGCTATGTTCCGGTTGCCAATAGGTTAAGCGTTTACCAGAACCGGCTGCATCCCAAGCGGAGGCTTTACTTTTGGGGCGTTTGAAGAGTTGTGCGAATGTTTTAAGTAGCATCAGAAAATCTCCTTATGTGTGGCAAAAGTAATGCGTCTTTTTGGGGAAACACCTGCAACTTTAAGCTCTGACTTCATTCGCTGCCTCAAATTAAGCAAATCGCTCAAGTCAACTTCCGCGTATTTAACGATATGATCGCCATAGGCAACAGAAACCACGCGCTCGCCTTTTTGCAGCTTGGTAATCGCTAGTTCTATTTGCGCTAAATCATCTTCTGTATACATGGTGTTCTATCCCATAAAACGGCTTCTGACCACACGTGGCCTTCCTTGCGACTTTGTTTGACGCATAGGTTCACTTGGAAGGTTATATTCAGGATTAGGAGATTTTTTGTATCCCATCAGACTTTTCCATTTATTTTCATTCCAGCGATCTGCACCAATAGCAATGGCAGCAGCTCTGGCATAGACTCGACAATCCAGAGCTTCATTACGTTCACGGATTTTTTGCCACTCGCGTTTTGGATAGCCTTTGCTAATTTTGGTCACCAATTGCTCGGCGGTAAGCTGCTTAAAATATTCAGGCCCGTAAGCTGGGAAATGGCAATACCCCCCAGGGAATCCTTCATCAGTTTGTGAAAGTTTGAGCACGTGATACAGCTCTGACTTTAAAACAGAGACACCAATCGGCCAGAGTTTGGCGCCACGTCTGAGTTTTTGCCCTAAAATGGTGACGTCCACACGGCTTGGTGCACCCACTGGCACTAAGGCTTTGTCGATACCTTTAACAGCCATCACACAACCCGGTGTTTGGCTACGGATCCATCCATAAACTTCTTGAGTGGCATACCCAGCATCCACAGCGATCATACTGATGGGGCGCTCTAATCCATCTTCGCTGGGGAATAAAGTGCTCATCAAAGCAGATAAATGTTGCCATGTAGAAGCTTTACCGGGGTCACCCTCAAAGACCTGATAATCAACAGACCAGCTTTCGCGTTTTTGACCCCATGCAACAATTTCAACTTCAATACGGTCTTTTTGTACGTCAACACCAGCAGTCAGAACTAGCCCACCGAAAGGTACAACGCCAATCGGATAGTTCTCTGTACGTTCAAACAAGCGCTGCCAATCGGGAGCTTCACCTTTGTCGACCCAAGTTTCACCCAAAGTCGTGTTAACCCAAACTTTCAGCAGCTGCTCATTATCCTTGGCATGTAAGAAATTCTGGGCCGCTTGTCCCCAGCTTAGCCATCCAACCGGGCTATAAAGGCTTGAGAGATGAAATCCCGCAATCTTACTATTGCACTCGTTAGCAGATCGCCACTCGCCGTTGGCTAACATCCAGGTTTTTTGATGATTATAGATTTTTTCTTCGCAAGAGATGCAGACATAATAGGCATTGAGCGGATCATCCTCCCATTTGACTTGAGGCCATTTTAGAATTTGAAAGGTATGACAATGTGGACATGGTACCCAGTAGTAGCGTTGATCGGAGGCTTCAAATTCGCGTTCAATACGGCTTAAGCCTTGAATGGTAGGCGTTGAGACTAACAAAATTTTACGACGGGCAAAGGTGGCGGTACGTTGAATAGCGAGGGAGACAGGATCACCTTCGCCGTCAGCATCGCCAGGATAGGCATCAATTTCATCTAAAAACAAATAGCGCACAGGCATAGAGCGCAAACCCACAGCGCTATTAGCGCCAGTTACCACAACAATACCGCCGGTAAATTCTTTGCTTTGGACGGTATTGCCTGAATCCCGAGATCGTGGGTCTTTAACTTTATCGCGAAGAGCTGGTGTGTCATCAATCAGTGGCGCTAAACGCCCTTTAGACCAGCGTTTACCCATTTCAACAGTGGGCTGAACGACCAGCATAGGACCAGGCGCTTGATCAATAATGTAACCAATCCAGTTATTGCCAGCTTCCGTCCCACCAATTTGAGCGCCTTTCATAAAAATCACTTTTTCAACAGGTGATGATGGCGATAGTGCATCCATGATTTCTTTAAGATAAGGCGTGCGTTCAGTGCGCCATCTGCCGGGTTCAGAGGATGCGGTTTGCGATAACATACGAAATCCATCCGCCCACTCAGAAACTTTGAGTAGTGGATCAGGCCGAAGCCCCGTATTAAAACTCATGTGGTAAGGCTTACACGTCACGGCTTAATTCCTCCAAAGCAGTTCGGATTTCTTGCAGCAGTACCTCGTGAATTTTGTGGGCATCATCAATGGAAGCAAGCAATGAGGCTACTCGGTCAGGGATATTCATCAAACTATCACGAACGATTCTGGCCTTGTTAAAAGCAGCTACTTTGACGTCTTCTACTGAAACCAGTTCACCAATTTCTGCTTTGGCGCGGGCTTCAAGCAGCTTGCCCCGTTCCATTTCATTTTTGATGCGGGTTTTAAGGAGAAGCGTTGAAAGCTCAGTTACATCAGAGGTATTTTTACGACGTTGTGGTTGGTTTGGATCACGTAAGGCAGCAATTGCGGCATCTGCTTGTTCAACATCCACAAGGCCATCAACCAGTTGAATGACGCCACTTTGCACCAGCTGTCCCGCATATTGTCTTGAAAATCCATGTCGCTTTGCCCACTGCGATTGCTTGATAAGTTCCATAGAACCTACATTTCAATATGGCATGCACACAATTCATCAAAAGTTTGGCTGGTTTTAGCATGCACAGCCTGACGCTTAGTGTAGGATTGCCAGCGCTTTATGATGGTATCAATGTATTTAGGATCAAGCTCAATCATGCGGCAGCGACGTTTTGAATGTTCTGCAGCCATCAAGGTTGTGCCGGAACCACCAAAGGGATCAAGAACGATATCGCCAGGCTTGCTGCTGTTAGTAATAGCCCGCTCCATGAGCGCCACTGGCTTCAT